GTTCAGGTTGCATTAGATTCTATTTCTTATGTCCATTCTGGTATGGTGGACAATCAAAAACAAATTATTATAGGTTATCTATACAAGTCAATCAAACCTTATAATCAATTAAGGATGATTGAAGATTCACTTGTTATTTATCGTTTGGCGAGAGCACCTGAACGAAGAATATTTTATATTGACGTTGGTAATCTACCGAAAACAAAAGCAGAACAATATCTACGTTCTGTAATGGATAAATACAAACAAAAAATAATTTATAATGCTTCCACTGGTGAAGTAGAAGATCAGAAGAAACAAATGGCAATGTTAGAGGATTTCTGGTTACCACGGAGAGATGGTGGACGAGGAACTGAAATTTCTACATTACCATCAGGTCAGAATCTTGGTGAGATTGAAGATATTGAATATTTCAGAAAGAAACTTTATCAGTCTTTAAATATTCCTATTTCACGAATAGAAGGAACTGAACAAACTGCTTTTAATTTAGGTCGTTCTTCAGAAATTAATAGAGATGAAATTAAGTTTGCTAAGTTTGTTGCCAAATTACGACATAGATTTTCAGCTCTTTTTACAGATTTATTAAGAATACAATTACTCTTAAAAGGTATTATTGGTGAAGATGATTGGGGAGATATTGCTGATAATCTTGAATATATTTGGACAAAAGATTCTCATTATGCAGAATTAAAGAATAATGAAATTCTTAGAGAACGAATGGAACTCTTACAGATGGTTGATGAGTATAGTGGTAAGTTTGTTTCCGATCAATGGATTAGAAAACGAATCTTGCGTCTAACGGATGAAGAAATAGAACAAATCAGGAAAGATAATCAGAAAGCTGGTAAAGGTGATCCAGATGATTTCGATATTAATCCGGATCTGGTTGCACCAGTTGATATTCATAGGTAATTTAGATGAAAACATATAAAGAACTAGTGCAAGAAGATAAAGAAGATGATGATTTGAAAAAGACAATGAAAATTGCAAATGTAAAAATGTCTTTTGCAAAAAAAATGAAATCAAAAAGGAAACAACAAAAAGCATCTTTAGATAGGGAGAAGGATACAAAGAAAAAAAAAGCAAAGAAGAAAACACAAGATACAGATTTAAAAAACCTTAAAACTAATGCAAAAAACACAATAAAATCAATACAAAAATCGAAGTAGAAAAAGCTTTAGAGGAGATATGGAACTAATAAAATCTAGTTTTATTAAACATTTTAAAAAAAAACTTTCTGTTCCTGACTTAGATAATATTAATGAAGCTATTCATTATGCATTTAAATTAACAGATAGTTATGGTATTAATAGGTTGAATAAATCTATATTTGAAGCATCTATTAAATATAATATTAATGAAGAAACATTGAAAGATAATATTGATAATTTTTTTGAAAGGACTACTAATGAGTGAATTAACAAATAATATTTTTAAAAATATTTTAGCTAAGAAGTTTAATCAAGCTAATAAAGGTTTTGATAGTGTTATGAAAAGTAAAGTATTTACAGGTATTGATAATTTTAAGAAAACTTTTGTTTATAATCCTAAAGATTCTTCTGGTGAGGAAATACCTGCTGAAGCACCGAAGGAGGCGCCAAAAGAAGATGTTTGAAGCTCTTTCAAAACAAGCACGAATGAAAATGTCGCGTGTTATGAAAGCAAAAAGTAAAGTAATTGCTCTCAAACGTAAAATAGCAATGAATCGAAAAGCTCCTCCAGAGAAGTTAAAAAAGCGTGCTATGAAAAAGGCACGAGAAATTTTGTTAAAAAAGATTTTAAAGGATCGCGATAAAAACGATTTATCATTTGGTATGAAACAAGAAATAGAAAAAAAATTAGATAAAAAAAAAGCAGTAATTAAAAGGATTGCTAAAAGACTTTTACCATCAATTAAAAAAACAGAACAGGAAAGAATGGCTAAAAAAGGAGAAAAATAGATGAAACTTATTACAGAACACATGCAGGATCTTGAATATATTGTTGAAGGTAAAGGTAAAGACCAATATATTCGTGGAGTATTTATGCAGTCAGATGTAAAAAATCAAAATGGTCGAGTATATCCTTATTCTGTTTTGAAAAAAGAAGTAAAACGATATACAAGTAAATTTGTTAATGAAGGTCGAGCTCTTGGTGAGCTTGGACATCCTATGGGTCCTACTATTAACCTTGATCGTGTTTCTCATCTTATCACGGAGTTAAATGAGGATGGTAAGAATTTTGTTGGTAAAGCAAAAATTATGGATACACCAAACGGTAAGATTGTAAAAAATCTTCTTTCATCAGGTGTTAGACTCGGTGTAAGTTCTAGAGGATTAGGAACTATTAAAGCAAATAAAAAGACTGGAGTAAATGAAGTACAAAAAGATTTTACATTAAGTACAGTTGATATTGTAGCAGATCCATCAGCACCTGCTGCATTTGTAGATGGTATCATGGAAGGTAGAGAATTTAGTGCTACAGGTGAACTTGAATATGCTATTAAAAAAGAGATTAAAAATACGAAATCTAAAGATTTAGACCGGAAAAAACTTGAAACTTTTGAAAAATTTCTTGGAAATCTTTAAAAAACACTAGACTTTTCTAATATTATAAATATATATAGACTTAAAACACAACCTTAAAGGAGAAGTAACATGGCTACTGAAGAAGTTGAAGTTGTAGAAGATGGAGAAAGTGATAAAGAATTGGAAGATAAAATTATGGAAGCTGCCAAAGCTCTTGCGAAAAAGAAATTAAAAAAAGAAGAAGAAGATGAAGAAGAGGATGAGGAAGAAGTAGAAGAAGGTGAACTTCCCCCTGCTTTGAAAAAGGCAATTGACGCGAAGAAAAAAGATGGTGGTGATGATGAAGAGGAAGATGACGAGGAAGAAAAAGAAGAAGATAAGAAAGTAAAGAAAGAAGCAAAATCTAGTAATGAAAAATTAGGAAGTCCTGACATTGATCCTAAAAAAGGTCGTTCTGACAAAGAGGATGACGAAACTGCTGGTGTAAAACCTGCAAAGAAAGATAAAGCTAAAAAGTCTGATGCTTCGGCAAAACAAGAAGAAATCGAAGTAGATGTTTCTGATGATGTTGCCGCTCTTATAGATGGTGAAGAACTTTCTGAGGAGTTTAAGACAAAGGCTGCTACAATTTTTGAAGCTGCTGTTAAATCTAAAATTTCTAAAATTAGAAAACAGATTCGGGAAGAATCTAAAAAAGAACAAGAAGAGCGTATTGAGTCTATGCAGTCAGAAATGACAGAGAACATGGATAATTACCTCAACTATGCTGTAAAAGAATGGATGGAAGAAAATAAACTCGCTGTTGAACAAGGTGTTCGCAACGAAGTTACAGAGAGTTTTATTTCTGGTTTGAAGAAGTTGTTTGAAGAGCATTATATTGATGTTCCACAAGAGAAGGAAGATGTATTTGAAAATCTAGTTGTTGAAGTCGCTGAGTTGGAAGAGAAACTTGACGAACAAACATCTAAGCATATGGAAACGGTGAAAGAATTAAATACTTATAAAGCTAAAGATATTTTCAAAACTATTTCTGATGGAATGACTGATACTGATACGGAAAAATTTTCTGAATTAACAGAAGATGTTGATTACGATACTGATGAACAGTACCGTGAAAAACTAAATGTTATTAAGAATAGCTATTTCAAATCAGACAAAAAAGAAGTAACAGACAATAAGAAAACTGCCGGTACTAATAATCCAGTTGTAGATGGAAAAAGTGATGGTTACATGGATAGTATTATGAGTGCAATTTCTAACGGTACTAAAAAGTAAACTAATTTATGGAATGAATGATAACACAAAAATTTAACTAAATTAATAATTAAAGGAGATACAAATGTATTTATCTGAAACTATCAAGGAAAAATGGGCACCAGTAATGGAGCACGCAGACCTTGAGGCAATTAAAGATCCATATAAGCGTGATGTAACATTGCGTCTTTTGGAAAATCAGCAGTCTTTCTTGACTGAAGCCGCACCGACTAACTCAATGGGTGCTTCTTCTTCTACGCCAGGAGATGGCCACGTTGATACCTGGGATCCAATATTGATTTCTTTGGTTCGCCGAGCGATGCCAAAACTAATTGCATATGATATCGCAAGTGTTCAGCCTATGTCTGGACCTACGGGATTGATTTTCGCAATGAAATCTAAATATGACAATCAAGGTAGTGCTGATGAGGCCTTCATGGGTGAAGCAGAAACGCATCATTCAGGTACTGGTACTCATAACGCTACGACTTCAAGTGCTAATCCTTTTGATGGTGTATGGGGAGCAGGTACTGGTATGACTACTGCTAACGCTGAACAATTAGGCGATAGTGTAACAATGAAAGAGATGGCTTTCTCCATCGAACAAACCTCTGTTACTGCTAAATCTAGAGCACTCAAAGCTGAGTACTCAACGGAATTAGCACAGGATCTTAAAGCCGTTCACGGTTTGGATGCTGAAACGGAATTGGCAAATATTCTCTCTACAGAGATTCTTGCTGAAATTAATCGCGAAGTAATTCGTACTGTATACATTAATGCTCGTTTGGGTAGTCGAGATGCTACTACGGACGG